GGGATTGAGATGCCCAAGATCGGCCTTCAGGGTCCCAATCGGATCGCCGGAGCTGCTATCGCCAATCGCGGACAAGGCACCGCTCGCCCAGTCGTTGCGGCTTGGCAGTCCAGCGCGGAAATCCTGAGGGGCAGAAGTAGCGGGCGCTTCGGCAGTCCCTGGAGCCGTCCCGCCCAACCCCAGCAGCGCATTGATCGATTGCCCGGCAACATTCCCCCGATCTACGAACGGAGTGAGCAGCGCCTTGTTCTGGTTATAGATGCCCTGCTGAAAGTTGATGTTCTCACGGCCGAGCTGCAACTGGCTATCGGTTGCCTGCTGCTGCGAAGCCGCTGCTTGTTTCGCGGCCTTCTTCTGTGCCGACGCTGAAAGCGCTGCCCCGCCGATGGTCGCGGCGGCGGCTCCTACGGCAAGGACTGCTGGAGGCATTCTATTCTCCGATGAAAAGCTCGCACCGGCCCTGCGGGAAGTCGCTGAATCCTTGTGACTTCCAACCCATCAGGCGGGTGAACATGATGACGTGACGGCTTGTGATCGGAACCGCCGCCCAGAACAGTTGCGCGCCGTGGTCCCGACGCATGACCTCAAGCATCTCGCGCGAGATTCGCAGCACTTCGCGCCCGCGCTGCTCGAAAAAGACATGGACCTCGTAAATGCCGGGACCGCGCCACACGAACAAAGCCCCGCCATTCCCTTCGATCAGGCAGACATTGTGACGATCAGAGAGGAAATCTGTGAAATCGGGCCGGTAGCCCATGTCCCGGTAGAGCCAATCGTTGACAGCCTCGGCATCTTCTACCGAGGCCCTGCGGATCACGCAGTTGACCTCAAATCACCGCCGTCGTTGTAGAATTTGGTGCCGCCGACGTTGATCGTTTCCAACGCGACAGTACCGTCCTGAATACCGTCCACGGTGGATTGCACTTCCGCAACTTGGGTAACGACTTCGGCTGCGCTATTCGCTGCTTCAGTGGCCGACACCTGGGCCTGGGAAGCAGCATTATAGGCCGCTTGAATCTGAGTGACCGCCGCCGACAATCTGGTAAATGCAGCCTCGATCGCCTCGAAAGAGCGCTGCATATTGTATTGATGCTGTCCGGTAGGGGTTCCGGTATTCGGGTTGACGATTGGAACAGCTGGGGAAAGCCGCGCCAGTCGGGTTAGGTTCAAGTCTCCGAGATCGACACTCAGTCCGCGATAGAGGCTGACATCTGGAAACGTCAGGCCGATTGCGTTGGGATCGGCGTAACATGCCGCGCCGGCAGCCTTGGGGTCCAGCGCATAGACCGCCGTGTCCGCTGCCAGCGTGTAGTTCGTCATGCCAACGTCAGAGCGCCGTTAGAGGCGCTGAAATCGAGGGTGTAGCTTTCACCAGATGCCAGCGTCACCGACGAACCATTGTCCCACCAGCAAATCAGCTCGTCATTGGTCGCCGTATCGTTGTAGAGCACCAGATAGCGGAAGGTCGCCATCGATCCTCCGGACGCGGTGAACACCACGTCATTCAAGACCAGCTTGTAGGTTCCTGACGTTTGCGCCGATGATGAAATAACGGCCTGCGTTCCACCCGCCGTGTACCCAAAGCCAGCAGCGATCTCCGTGATGTTGGCCTTGACCGTGTTGGTCGCCACCGGAGCCGTGTTGGTCAGCATCACCTTCAGCGTATCGGAGCCAAGGTTATGAACCTTTTCGCACACCGCCTCGGAAAAGCTGTTGAATTTTGAAGCCGCTGCCATTTTACCGTTGCCGCCCCCCTGCGGGATCGTTGACCTTGACCGCCGAGACCCTGAACGGCACCGGATCGGTCACACGAAATTCAAAAAGCGCTCCGGGGAAATCGAACATGCCCAGCGCCCTCCATTCGGGCACCGTGCGATATCCGCCCTCCACTCCGAGGGTGTCATCGTCCCAATCGCCCCACGTCCGCCCCGCATCGTCGGAGGCGCGCATTTCGACGATCGGGTCCGATCCCTGACCCGAAAGAAGCTCAGTCGATCCGCTGTTGGCCCACAGCTTCAGCCGTGAGATGCTGACTGGGCTGTCCAGCGGAAGCGCTGCGGTGAACCGTCTTTCAAGTTCATCCGAAAGATCGGCCCAGCCGTCAAAGACCATGACCTGATTGGTCGAGGCGTGCCCGAAATAGGCGTCCGCCCCGACCATCGTTGCACATCCGGCAATCCAGTTCCCTTGGGCCGTCTGGAACTCGCACCATTCCTGCGTCGCCATATCGGTGAGAAAGCTTTCGCTATCCAACCGGACACAAACGAACTCGTGGCCCTCGAACTTGAACGCGAAAAGATAAGCGGTCGAGCTCTCTGCGACTTTCGCTTCAAGCCAGTGATCCGAAACCCGCGTCGGTACGTCGGCGATGCGGTAGACAACCCCTTCCGCCCCAGCGAAGAACAGCGAATTATCGGCTTCGGTCAAAGCCCCGGTCGAATGAATGCCCTTGACGGGCGCCAGTTGCTCGATCCGAGAAAACGGAAGGTCCGCATCGCCGGTGTGCGCCCATGCTTCGATGCTGTCCTTGCCGAACAGCCAGAGATTGTCTCCCAATGCCTGAAGATCATAGAGATTGTCGCCAGAGCGCTCGGCGGTGGCAAAATCCAGCGCATCGACCGAACGGGCGTTTAGCGCGGCGGACCAATAGAACTTGCCCGTTCCCTCGCGCAGAAACACGAACAACGAACCGACGAACGTAACCGACAGGACATTGGCACCATCAGGGAATGAGATCGCCTGAAGATCCGTCCCGTTGTAGCTCCAGGCGGACGCCCCGCGAGTCACCACAAGTTCGGTAGCGCTCGCCGCCCACTTGGCTGGTCCCGTGCCGTCGATCGTTCCCAGAAGCGTACCCGAACGATACAGGGCACCGTCGGACACCGTAAAAATGTCACCGAGGAAGAGGTCCGGCTTGGAGAAAATGCCGTTGATCTGGCCTGGGCCGATGGCGGTGTCTTGAGCAAGACCGGGACGCGAAAGAAGCGCAATCTGCCCTTCGCTGGTCTTGGCCTGCTCAAGGAACATGTTGATGAGCTGGAGCGGCGGGAAGTTGCCGTTGTCTCGTTTATAGGCTCCGGTGCCGTACTGAATTGACGGCATCAGAAATACTCAGCCGCTGTCCGGTCGCGGGTCGAGCCAAGCTTGTAGGACAGGCTCGCAAGAAATCTGGTGGACCGTGCCAGAACAGCCTGTGACGGTTGAGCTCCAAACATGTCGATGAACCCGCCCGATGAAGCGAGCGCAGCCGCAAGACCGAACAGACCCCTGCCGGAAAGCGGTGCCGTGCTGGTCAGGAGAAGTCCGGTCAGGCTGACCCATTGGGTGCGGTCGTAGAGCCTGACCGAGCGCGTTCCCGTCGAGGTCAGGCTTTCATAAAGTGAGAGGTCGCGGGGTTGCCTGTCGATCCCGTCGTCATTGTCCTCGGCGGCAATAAGCGTCGGCTCGGTGAGGGTGACACCGGACGCGAGGAAATATCGCTTTCCTTCTTGGGCCGTGTCGTCGGCGGCGAGATAGATATCCTCGAGCCGTCCGAACATGCCGCCCGCGACCCATTCGTCGTACATCGATTGAAGGGCGAGCAGGCCGTCCGACGATTCCGCGCTCTTGGGGGTCTTTCCGGCCCCAAGCACGCCGCTCTGGCGCATGGCGGCGGTGATCGTGTCGAGACAGGTTGCCATGCACGTCCCCGCTCAAAAGAAAGAAGGGGAAAGGATCGCCTCCTTTCCCCTTGTGAGGTCGCTTAGGACGCAACGCCCTCGATGATGTAGTGCACGGTCAGGTAGACCGAGCCCGCAGCACCGGTCGCGGCGTTGTTATTCGCCGTTCCAGTAATCCGCGTCTTGGACGAAAAGCTCGTGCCGAAACCCGTGGTGATTTGGGTGCTCGACACGGTGCCCGCCTGGCCGACAGTGGATGCCGCGAACAGACGGTCAGCATCGCCGCTGTCACCGATGTTGATCGTCAGCGTCGGCGTGCCGTTGGTGTCCATGTCGGTGGCTTCCAGCACCGCGAACACGATGCGGGCGCCCGCCGGCAGGTCGAAGAAGTTCAAAGTATCGGACGTTGACGGAGCCGCCGCACAAACGACCTCTGCATAGGCAACTTTGATGTTGCCAGCGAGGCCGTGACTGAGCGCCGGGCCGCTGTTCGCCACGACGGAAGAGTTATACGTTGCCATTTCGTTTCTCCAAAAGCGAACGGCCCCCGAAGAGGCCGCTCACTCGTTGATGGTTATTTCTTCGGCTTGGCCTTTTTGGGCTCGGCCTTGGGTTTCGCCTTGGGCTTGAGCCCCAACGCGGCCTGCGTGACAGGATCGTCAGGGTGGCCCGAGCCGATGCTGCCCATTAGCTGTCAGCCGCCGCAGCAAACAGGCACGTCACCATGCCCTGCTGGACACCGTTGAACGCCAGTTTCTTGACGCCAAGTAGCTCTTCGATCGCGACGCCGGGACGGAAACCGTAGTCCTTGACGTTATCCGTCTTGGGCTGCGGCTCCTGGCCCCATGCAACGCCGACCGCTTGTGCTCCACAAAGGAACACCGGCCGAACGTCCGCCGACGAAGCGCCGGTTGCGTCGAGCGTGTAGGCATTGCCGCCGTTCTTGGCGATCACGTCGATTTCCGGCACTTCGCGGTGGATGATGCCGTCATAGATCAGATCGCCGTCCTGGAAGAGCGGGTTGTCGGCAACGTCGCGGGGCCGCGCATCGCGGTTGGCCTGCGTCATCGTCGAGTCCGCCTTCAGGTCGCGGAAGGTGCGGGAGCCGTGGAACGCCACGAAATACTCCTGCCCGATCTTCGACTTGAACGGACGGATGTGCGGGTCGGCGGTCTTGGCGATACGTTTGCCAAGACTCATCGACGCGGCGGTGCACTTGTCGTTGGTCGTGTCGAGGTTGCCGAGCATGGTCGCCCAGGTCGCCGAATAGTTCGACACGGCAACGCCCGCGAGGATGCGATCCGAGTTGGCCGCCGCAAAGGCATTGCGGTTGGCCGCCGTCGAATCCGCGAGGTTGACCGTCGTATCGCCCGTGGTGACGACCGAAAGCATCGCCTTGATGACATCATCGCGAAGCTTCTCGGCTTCCCACGTCCGCAGCATGTCGCGAGCGGCATTGAGAAGGTCGATCTCGGTCTTGAAGCTGGTCGATTTCGGCACGCGGACGCCGTTGCGGCGCCAGTCAACCGAGATCGCGCAGTTGTAGTTGCCAAGCTCTTCCTCGTTGCCGTCAAGAACAGCCGAACCGGTAACGCCGTTCGACTTCAGGCGGGTGATGAGCGGAATGTTGATCGTCTTGCCGGCCTCTTCCTGAAGCTCGTACTTGGCAATGATGATCGAGTTGTTGGAACGGCCCATGTAGCCCGAAAAACCGGACTCACGGACATATTCAGCAAGATAATTGCTGATCCACTTCTGCTTTTCGGAAGCAGTCGCGAGGGTGACTTCAGCCATTGTTTATTTCCTGAAAATCTCGTCGAACGCCACTCCCGGCCCAACGGCCTGGTGCTGCATCCCTCCGGCGGAAGGTGCAGAGGCAATCGATCCGGTTGGTCGAACGACAGGTTGGGGTGATGGCGTTTCCGCCGGCTGAGCCTGCTGGGCCTGTTTCCAGGCGAGGTAGGCTTGAATTTCCTTGGGATCCTCGCCGATCTGCGAAAGCATCTGCTGCCGCTGATATTCGCTGACGAGAAAGCCGTAGGGATTCCGCTGGGAAATGAAGCTCTGGTACAGCGCCGGATTGCTCTGGAACGCTGTCGTCGCCCACTGCTTGGCCTGTTCCACCGTTTCGGCGCCGACCGATTGGGTGGTCAGCTCTTCGGAGAGGTTCAGGGTCGCATTGAGGACCGCCATGTTCATCTGCGAGGAAAGGTGGTTCTGAAAACCCTCCGGATCCTCGAAAATGTCGGGCGCTTGTTGCTGCGGCTGTTGCGGAACACGGAGGCGGTCGAGCTCGGCCTTGAGGGCTTTCACTTCGTCCCGCGTCTCGTGGAGAGCCTTCAGAGGCACCATGACGGGCTCTTCGACTTCCTTCTTGGCGAACTTGCCATCGGGTCCGCGCGGTCGTTCCGGCTTCTCCTCAGGCTCGCTCTGCTCCGGAACTTCAGCCGCTGGGGCTTCCGCTGCCGGTGCTTCAGGCGCAACTTCTTCCTTCGGCGGTTCCCCGCCGTCCAAAAACTCCAGTTCCATGTGGTTTCCCTCTCGGCTTTGCGGTGCCGTACCGATGCGCCCGAACAGCGGCGGCCTGATCGCCCGTTATTAAGCCCCGGCGGCGGGTCTCATCCCCATTTGAAAGCCGTCTCTCACGGCTTCCAGATGAGGTCGAATGGCTTCATTCTGTGTCTCGACGCCGAGCTTGTCGGTCTCGGCTTGCGTCTTGACCGTCTGAGCCTCTTTCAATGAGGCGGAAGCGGCCTTCTCGCGGATTTCCTGGGCAGCGGCCTGCAACTGTAGCTGCTGGCCCTGTCCGCCCTGCTGCGCCTGTTGCTCTTGTCGTTGTTTACGCTTCTCGATCAGCTTGGACTTGTCCGGAATCGAGGAAACCTCAAGCAGATCGTCGAACGGCACTTCCTGCGGGCCGTAGAGCTTCGCGAGTTCTGCCAGGGTCTGGAACTGCTCATCGGCCAGTGTCGCCATGTCGGGAACCGTGTCGAGGATGATATCCACGTCCAGTTCCTCGAGCCTGTTGTCGTAGCCGAGGATAGTTTGCCCGATCGTCGGCATTCCATCCGGTCCCTGGA